CATGGCAGACGCGGTAACTGAAGCCGCAGTGGAAACACCAGAAGTTCAGGACTTAAAGACGTTCACGCAAGAAGAGTTAGACCGCATAGTGGCTGACCGTGTTGCTCGCACAAAGCGACAGTACGAAAAAAAGCTAGACGGTATCGACCTCGACGAAGCTAAGTCACTTCTACAACGCCAGCAAGAAGCTGAAATTGAGAAGCAGAAAGAGCGGGGAGAGTTCGAGTCGATTCTAAAGCAGACCGTCGAAAAGAAAGACTTAGAAATTAGGACGTACAAGCAACGTCTCGAAAGCCAGTTAGTCGATGGAGCTTTGCTCACGGCGGCGAGTAGGAACAACGCAGTATCGGCAGAGCAGGTTGGTCAGTTGCTACGTGGTTCGGTTCGGCTGTCTGAAGACGGCACAGCAGAAGTTGTAGATGCGAACGGGACACCACGATACAACGACAGCGGCGACCCGTTAAGCGTTAATGAGCTTGTCGGTGATTTCTTGTCAACAAACCCGCACTTCGTAAAGGCGTCCGCTGGTGGCGCTGGCTCGCAGACAGCGGTAGGTGGTTCCACGTCGAAACCTATGTCGGCGGTAGATATGGAGGCTAACTGGGATAACGGTGGGCGTGAGGCTTATCGTGCTATGCGGTTAGCTAAGAAATAAAACCGCTAACTTAGGAGACTTTAATCATGGCGGCTACTACTAGTTCAACTCTCGACGATTTATTCAGCAATATCATCATGGCCGCGCGTTTCGAGGCCGAGGAGCAATCATTGCTCTTGGGTCTAATTACGCGTTATGACATCGGAAACGTAGCTGGTACTACTATCCAAGTACCAAAGTACCCAGCAGTTACTGCGGCTGACCTGACTGAAGGCACTGATATGTCTTCTACTACTGTCAGCACGTCTGGTGTTACTGTATCTGTTGGCGAAGTTGGTGCGCAGGTATTGCTCACTGACATGGCGGCAATGGGCGCTGGCAACCCTGCACAGGAGCTTGGCACTGTACTCGGTAACTCTATCGCTACTAAGATGGACAAGGACATCATCGCGTTGTTTGATGGTTTCTCCTCGTCTCTCGGTGCGGCGGCTCAGGAAATTACTGTTGCAGACCTGTTTAAGGCGGCGGCAACTCTTCGCAATGCTAAGGTACGTGGCTCACTCGCGGCTGTTGTTCACCCTTATCACGCCTATCAGTTGTCAGCTAACCTGACTAACACCTTTGCTAACCCCAACGGTGGCGACCTACAGAACGAAGCAATGCGCAACGGCTTTGTAGGCTCTATCGCTGGCATCGACGTTTACCAGTCAGCAAACATCACTGTTGACGGCAACGGCGACGCGAAGGGCGCAGTATTTGCACCTGAGTCAATGTGCATTGCTATGAAGCGTGACTTTAACCTTGAGACAGAGCGCGACGCATCTAACCGTGCATTCGAGCTTAACGCTACTGCCGTATACGGTGTTGGCGAGCTTGATGACAGCTACGGTGTTGAGATGTTCTTTGACGCTACTCTCTAAGATGTACGCGGCCCTTCGGGGCCGCTTTACTCTGAGGTTTCTATGGCAGTCACTTATCGAGGCGAAAGGTTTGAGGACTACAACGTGGCAAAGCGAACGTCACGTCACCCCTCAAAGTCGCATGCGGTATTGGCTCGCTACAAAGGCGTAATCAAGCTGATTAGGTTCGGCGCTCAAGGCGCGAAGACTTACCCACCACGAGACGGTGAGTCAGCCCGCGACAAGGCAATGCGAGCGGCTTGGTACGCAAGACACGAGAAAAACCTACGCAACGCTACCCCACTCGATCCAGTGTACTGGGCGGCAAAGGTAAAATGGTGACGAAATGGCATTTAGCACTGATGACGATTTAGAAGCGATTGTCCCTGACATCTTTGACCTCGGCATTCCAGCTTTTACCGCTGAACACGCGAAGGCACAGGCTGACGTCGAACGTGAGATTCGCAACCGCTGGTGGCACCGCAAAGGCATCGCTGGCGAGATGGACGCGAGCTATCTAACTGAAACACAGTGGACACGCGCAAGCGCCTACCTGGTATTGTGGAAGTACGCATTGCCACAGCTAACTAACTGGGTCGATGACGACCGCTTTTTGCAGATGATTGACTTCTACAAGGCACGTTATGGCGAGGAGTTAGACGCAGTATTTCAAGATGGTGTCGAGTACGACGCAGACAACGACGGCACCGTTACCGACAAAGAGAAAGAGCCTGTAGCTCTGAATCGGCTAGATAGATAATGCAGTTTAGTGTCACCTTAAGTCCTGCTGATTTTAAGAAGCGCCTACAGGCGGCGCTCGGTTTCGTTAAGGGAAACGAAAAGCACGCGCTAACAGCGGCGGCAGACACTGCGATCAATATTATTTTGAAGCGGACTGAGGCTGGCTATGACGTTAATGGCAGTCGCTTCGCTCGCTACAGTAAAGCCTACGCAGAAAGGCGGCAGGCTAAAGGCCGCAACGTGTACCCTGTTACGCTGTCTTTTACTGGCCGTATGCTTGGTAGCATGTCGCAAAAGCGACAAGGCAATGACGCCGTCATTTATTTTCGTGGTGGCGAAAACAACAAGAAAGCGGCGTTTAATAATCGCACGCGCCAGTTTTTTGATCTGAGCAGTAGAGAAAGAAACAGGATTGCCGCCGTGTATTTTAGGAGGCTTTCCAAATGAGCGTTAGGGAAAACATTGCTGACAACTTAGTTGCACAACTCAAGTTGATCACAACGCCAAAGGTTAAGAAAGTAACACGCGAGCCGTTCGACATCGACAAGCTATCTAACGCGCAATTTCCTGCAATTCTTGTGCGCACCGCAAATGAAGCACGAGAAGACGTTACGCTAGGGGGGTCAGCAACGAGCAGGCAAGGCACGTTGGACTATGAGCTGTTTTGCTTTGTAAAACACAAGAACATTGATACTGCGCGAAATCAAATCATTGAAGCAGTAGATGAAAAACTCGACGAAGATAGAAGTCGTGGCGGCCATGCGCTAGACACGCAAATTGTGAGCGTTGAGGTGGATGATGGTACAATAGACCCGATCGGCGGCGTCATTGTTACCGTTCGAGTCAATTACTTTTACACACGCGGTGACGCGTAATGGAGAAAATCTAAATGGCTATTACAAAAGGGACAGATGGCGTCGTCAAAATTGTTGCATCGGCGCTTGATGATGGTTCAGAAACTACAGCGGCAGTCGGTCAGGTTCGATCATTCGATTTTAGCCAGACAGCAGACACAATCGAAAAAACTGTAATGGGCGATGATGAACGTCAATACATGCCCAGTCTGACTACTGCTACATTATCAGTCGAGGCTTACTTCGACGCGGCAGACACAACACACTCGACATTGACGCCGAACGCTACTATTGACTGGGAGTTGTCGCCACAAGGCTTGTCAGCGGGCAAGACGATTTCAGGCGAAGGTATCGTTACCTCACGTACAGTTACAGCCGCGTTTGATGGCGCTGTTGAAGCAACGTTTGAGATACAGGTACACGGCACAATTAGTGAGACTAGTAACTAATGAGCCTTGCAAAAGAGCTTCGTAAGCGACGAGAAATCAGTGCGCGGACGATAGCTGTAAAAGAGTGGGCGGACGAAGAAGGCAATCCGTTCGTGCTTTATTGCCGCCCTATTACTTGTGCAGACCTCAACGCGTTGCAGAAAAAGCACCCTGATGTGCTGGTAAATCCAAGCATTGCCAGCATGGTTGACCTGATTGTTATGAAGGCGTCAGGCGAAGATGGCGAGCGTATTTTTACAGCGTATGATGATCGCGTCGAATTGATGGCAGAAGAGACAACTGTAATCTCTGAAATTGCCAATCAGATGTTTGGCACGATAGAGTCCGTGGAGGACTTAGAAAAAAACTGAGGGCCGATCAGTCTCGGATGAATTTAATTTCCTTGGCTGATCGGTTACACAAGACCATCGAAGAAGTCGAGCAGATTTCGGTCACAGAGTTTTTCGAGTGGCTCGCTTACTTCAAGATAATTAGCGAGTCTGATAATGGCGGCAATACCTCCACTACTAATCCGAATAAAGGCTTTAGATAAAACCAAAAAAGCCTTTGCAGGGATAACCACCTCTTTCAAAAGCGTAAGCGCTGGTGTGCTTAACATGCGTAGCGCACTCGCTTTGACTGCGGGCGCGGCAGGTGTTGGCTTACTTGTTAGGTCGTCGCTTAACGCAACAGATCAGCTTGCAAAAACTGCGGCCAAGATAGGCACAACTACAGAAGCGCTAAGTGCCTTGCAGTATGCGGGCAAGCTGACAGGCGTCGAAACCCAAACAATGAATATGGCGCTTCAACGCTTTACCCGTCGAACGGCTGAAGCCGCTATGGGTACGGGCGAGGCAAAAGGGGCTATTCGTGAGCTTGGCATCAATGCACGTGAGCTTGTGCAAATGCCATTAGATGAGCGCATGTTGGTGCTTGCCGATGCGTTTCAGGGCGTCAGTAATGAGTCAGATCGCCTACGACTAGCCTTTAAGCTGTTCGACTCAGAGGGTGCGGCGTTAGTAAATACGCTAGGACAAGGGCGTGAGGGCTTGTCAGAGATGCTGGGCGAGGCACGGGCGCTTGGTGTCGTTATGTCCTCGGGTGCGGCAAAAGGCGTAGAAGACGCTAATGACGCGCTGTTTAGGATGCAGTCACTATTCGGCGGCGTGGTCAAACAAGTAGTCGCGGCTATGGCACCTGCGATTGCGGCACTTGCCGACTTGATGACTCAGAAAGTTTTGTCGAGTTTTGACGATACCGAAGAGGGCGTGCAGGGGTTTGCTAAGGCGCTCGCGGTTGACATGATCGAAGGCATTATCAAAGCGGTAAAAGGCTTTCAAAGTTTAATTAGTGGACTGATAGCGACTGCCAATGAGTTGCTAATTGTTAAGTCACGATTGACGGGTTTGTTCACACCAGACGATCAAAAATCTGCTGAACAACTAGCAGTGCGGATTACAGACATCAGTGACAAAATTAAATTCCAGCAAAATTTGCTAGAAAACGGCAATAACCGTCAAAAAAGAAATGCTAAAAAACGACTTGAAGATTTAAACGCGGAAAGAACAGCACTACGACAGCTCCTTATGGAGGCGCTCAAAGCTGGCAAGGTTGACCTAATACAAGGAAGTAACTTTGGCGCTGGGCTGGTAAACATATTAGAGGGCGTCAAAGAACAGATAGGCAGTACAGTAGAGTCAATGGGCGAGCTAGATAATGCCACAGGCACTACAACACCCAGTGCATTTGAAGCATTTTCGACTAGCCTCAATGCCGCTCGCGCACAGATTTACGATTTTGACGCAGATGCACAAAAAGCCGCTCTTAGTTTTGAGGGTGCGTTTACTGATTCGTTTATGTCAGCAGTCACAGGAGCTAAGAATTTCGGCGATGCGATGAAAGGTTTGGCTAAAACAGTCGTAGATTCTCTGCTAAAAATGTTTATTCAATACCAGATTACAAAGCCATTGTTTGACGCACTTACGGGGGAAGGTGGTAGTGGAGGCGGCTTGCTCGGCTCTATTGGTAAGGCACTTGGCTTCCGAGCTAATGGCGGGCCTGTTACAGGCGGACAGCCCTACGTTGTAGGCGAGCGCGGCCCTGAGTTATTTGTGCCGTCAGGCGGAGGTACAGTGATGCCTAACAACGCACTAGGCGGAGGTGGTGTGACAGTCGTACAGCACATCAACGTAACAACAGGCGTACAGCAAACCGTACGTGCTGAGATTGCTAACCTACTGCCACAAATTAGCAATGCGGCCAAGTCAGCGGTCGCTGATGCTAGACTACGTGGTGGCGGCTTTAGTAAGGCAATGGTGGGTGCATAATGGCGGCGTTTCCTAATGTAGGCATACAATCAATGACCATGCGGTTGCGCTCTGCAACGGCAGTCAGTCAGTCGCCTTTTACCTTTGACCAGCAGGTTTATCAGCATCAGGGTGTTCGCTGGGAAGCAGAGGTGACTTTACCGCCGATGAAGCGGGCAGACGCCAAGCAGTTAGAGGCTTTCTTTGCGGGTTTAAGGGGTCAGGCGAATACCTTTAGCCTTGGCAACCCTTTGCACAATACGACCGCTACAGGGACAGGCACAGGCGCTGTAAACGCCACCACGATAACAGGCTCGTTTACGGGCGCTGTTGCTGGTGATTACTTTGAGATTGGCACTGCGCTTTACATTATTACTGAAGTAAATAGTTCATCGTCTATTGATATCATGCCACCGCTTCGGGTTGCGGCATCTAGTGCGCCGCTCGACTTTACCCTACCAAAAGGAACGTGGCGGCTGGCCTCTAATGAAATCGGATGGAGTATCAATCAGGCTAGTCTGTACGGTTTCACTTTTTCTTGTGTTGAGGCTATATGAGCAGGTCATTAACATCGAGCATGCAAACGGCAGTTACCGCCGACCTAGTGCGCCCTATCATTCTGGTGGAATGTGCATTCGACTCGGGCGACCTGAACTTGTGGAACGGCATCGGGACGCTAACGGTTAGCGGTACTGATTACGTCGGCGCAGGCACGCTTCTTGCTATTGGCGAAATTGCAGAGTCATCAGAGCTACAAGCCAACGGCATTACCGTAACTCTGTCAGGCATCACTGACCCACTACTTTCTAAGGCGCGTGACGAAGACTATCAGGGTCGTGAGTTAAAAGTATTGCTAGGGGCTATGGATTCTAGCAACGGGGTTATCAGCGCCCCTGTAACCGTGTTTAGCGGCTTCATGGATACAATGGTTATTAACGATTCTTCTGAGACTGCTACGATACAGATAGCAGTGGAGAATCGGCTGATCGAGTTTGAGCGCACACGCATCCGTCGCTACACCGCCGAAGACCAAAAGATCGACTACCCTAATGACGAGGGGCTAGAGTTTGTCGCAGAGATGGCAGAGAAAGAAATTGTGTGGGGCCGCAGTCAGGTCAGCAGTGGCGGCGACAGTGGTGATGGTGGCAGAGGTATTCGCAACCCTGAGTTCTTACCATAGGAGACTAAGGAATGGATTTTGCACTAGAAAACTTGGCGAGGGTAAGGCACGAAATCGAGCCATTGCTTGAGGAGCATTGGAAAGAGATTGCCCTGAACAAAGAAATTATCAAGCTAAATCCTGACTGGAAAGGCTACGCACGACTCGATAACGTCAACGGGTTACGAATCTACACAGCACGCAAAGATGACAAGCTGATGGGTTACTTTGTCGTAATCGTAAGCAAGTCACTGCACTACCGTGACCACCTCTTTGCAAACAACGATATTATCTTTTTGACCAAGGCGGCTCGCAAAGGCTTAACAGGCGTGAAGCTGATCAAGTTTGCTATCGACTCGCTGGCGGCAGAAGGCATTACCAAACTACACGTCAACACCAAAGCGCATCAGCCCTTCGACGCAATCCTTGAGCGATTGAATTTCGAGGAAATCGAGCGCGTTTACTCTTTAGTTCTGAGGTAAAAAATGGCTGTTTCTGCCATTGCAGGATTAGTATCTGTCGGATCAGCAATGATTACGGCAGGCAAGTTTTTAATTGGCTGGAAGGCCGCTTTTGGCGCTTTTGCTATTGGCGCTGGCCTTTCGATGGTTTCTCGCGCGCTGGCACCCAAGCCCAACATTGGCGCACAGATGAAGGGCATCACCCAGACGACGCGTGAACCCGCTGGCAGTAGAAAAATCGTATATGGTCAAATGCGTGTTGGCGGTCAAGTTGTATTTATCTCTCATTCAGGCGACGACAACAAATACCTACATTTAGCCATCGTTTTTGCTAGTCACGAGATAGAAAGCTACGAACAGATTTGGTTCAACGACAAGAAAATCTGGGAGGGCGGATCGTTTCAAGGTGATTGGGAAACCTACGTAACCATTGACCGTAAATACGGCACAGCAACACAGGACGCATCTGACGATTTAGAAGGTTCAAATGTGTTATGGACTGAAAATCATAAGCTGTCAGGCATGGCTTACATTGCGTTTAGGCTTCTATGGGACGCAGATCAATTTCCTCAAGGCGTGCCAAACATATCAGCAGTTATTAAGGGTAAAAAAGTTTACGACCCTCGAACATCGACTACAGCTTGGAGTCAGAATCCTGCGCTGTGTGTTCGTGACTACATGCTTGATGAGAAGTATGGCTTAGGAGAAGTAAGCGCAAACATTGACAGCACTGCTTTAAATGCGGCGGCTAACCTATGTGATGAGCAGGTTTCTATTGACGCTGGCGGCACGCAAGATCGCTATCAATGTAACGGTGTCATAGACACAGCCAATCAAATAAAGGCAAATATAGAACAACTGCTGTCTGCTATGGGCGGCAAGCTGACCTATTCAGGCGGCAAGTATTTTGTAGACGGGGCAGAGTACAAGACCCCGAGCTACACGTTTACAGAAGCCGATTGCATTGGCGACATACAGACTCAGACGAAGCAGTCGCGCAGAGGCGGCTACAACGGCGTCAAAGGCATTTTTGTATCTGAAGAAAAAAATTATAAGGTTTTGGATTACCCTGCGCAAATTCTGAAGACGACTGCTGGAAACTTTGTCACTGGCACAACCTATAAAATACTTTTTGTTGGCGATACAGACTTTACGGCTATTGGCGCATCGTCAAACAACGTAGGCGTAGAGTTCACAGCGACAGGTGCTGGCAGTGGCACAGGTACGGCGTCAAAAAGCATTGTAGACGATGGTGCGCAAATTAATTTAGACATGGCGTTGCCGTGTGTAACCAACAACCTGCAAGCACAGCGACTAGCAAAAATCGCGTTGCTCAAATCTCGACAACAAGTCGTCGTCAATATGGCCGTCAATTTAAAGGGATTACAGGTTAAGGTTGGCGATACGATACAAATTACGAATGATCGACTAGGTTATAGCGCGAAAGTTTTTGAGGTTTTAGATTATTCAATTGCGTTAGGCGATGACGGCTCAATGGCTGTCAATTTGGTTTGTATTGAAACTGCCGCCGCACTGTACGACTGGACTACTGCTGACGAAGTGGACTTTTTGAGCGGTGGCGAGCTAACACTGTACGATGGTCGAGACGTAGATAATGTCACCAATTTGAGCCTGACCGAGATAGGTTTGCGTGGCCCTGATGGTGGCGTGTCTAGTGCGGTAGAGTTGACGTGGGATGAGTTAGATGACGCGTTCATAGAGCTTTACAAAGTCCGCTACAACAAGACAGGCACGACTAATTATTTTTATGTCTCAACCCGTGAAGCCCGCGTTTACATTTCGGGCTTGGATATCACGTCTAATTACGATTTCCGTGTACAGGCAGAAAACCTTGTAGGCGTTAGTAGCACTGGCACAACACTAAGCAATCAAGAATTAAACGGCGATCAGACTGCGCCGTCTGCACCCACAAGCGTCACGCTTACAGCGGGCATCAATGTCATTACTTGTGAGTGGACTAACCCGACTGATATTGACCTTGCTCATGTCGAAGTTCACGTCACGACAAGTAGCACTACACCCGCCGTTGACGCGTCACCTACCGCGAAGATTAGCGGCGAGGAATACATAGCTGTCGGCCTAAGCACAGACACGCGCTACTTCCACCTGCGTGCAGTGGACTACAGCGGCAACAAGTCAAGCTACACAGCGGCAGTTAGCACGACCTCACTGACTGTTACCGAAAGTGACCTTGACCCCACAATCGTTACTGGCATCGAAGTCGTGTCTACGCTACCTGCGGCGGGCTATGAAGGCGAGGTTGTTTACCTTACAACCGATGAAAAGCTGTATCGGTATAACGGATCATCATGGACTGTAGCCGTTGACGGCACTGACATTACGGCGAACAGTATCACGGGCGGTAAAATAGAGGCAGGCGCGATTGGCACTAGCTTGCTCGCAGTGGGCGCTATTGGCGGCACTGTCGTCACAGGCACAAAAATCTATCACGGCGCTGGCACGTTCAATAGCTCTGGTACGCCGTTCTATTTAGATGACGGTGGCGACTTTAGCCTAAAAGATAAGCTGTCCTTTGATAGCTCTGCCAGTACGCTGACAGTCGATGGCACAGTACGCGCTGACATTTTAGATGTAGTTGATGCAACCATTGCGGGCAACTTTACCGCTAACAATATTGCAGAGGGTATCGTCTTTGGCGAAAGCCTAAACACCCATGCCATTGCAGAAATCGAAAGCCGACTGTTTGAAGTTACGACTAGCTACAATCACAAAGGCGGAACAACTTTTGTTGCCTCTAACGGCCTAAACACAAACACAACCTCATCGGTAAGTCATAACCTTTCGGAAGAAGTGCGGTTTGAGTTTATTTTCAATGCGGCGTGGGATAGCTGGGGTACACAATACACCTTTGGGACGAATGACGACAAAGCCACGCTAAAGTTCGAGCATAAGAAAAGCACTGCTTCGACTTGGACTACGGTTTACACAGCA